CAAAAAAGGCTAGAGCATAAAGCCCTAGCCTAAATATATTACTACAGAGCGCACATCAGATGTAACTCATGTGTATTAGTAGCAGACGTTCTGTCAATGAATGTATTACCACTAGTAGAAAGCTGTGCTCTACGGTTAGTAGCATTAGGAATATCATACGTACTAATATATACAGTAGTATCGGTTGTGTTTGAAACACTGAATTGACCAGACCTACTAGATGGGAATAACAATGTATCACCATCAATAATGAAGCACTTTCTCTTTCTATCAGCATTGAGATTACTGAAAGCTGACTGTAGAGCAGTAAGCTGTTGAGCATATGTTAAATTAGATGCAGCCTCAGCAATCTGTACTGCCTCATTTGCCTTTGCCTCAAGTACTGTCTCAACATCTTCACCAGTCCACTTATCAGCATCAAATGGCTCAGCAACCGATACAGCAGTTGTACAACGGTATCTCTGTCCATTGTATACAACAATATCACCAACCGAATATGTACCAGCATTTGGGTCATACTGCTCAGCGATAGCAACACTATCAAGTTTATTACCAATCTGTGTTGTGTGCTGACCTGTCAAAACTTCAAGTGCAGTAATGTGCTCAGCATTGGTATCAGCCTCTGCTTTTGCACTATCAGCAGTATTCTGTGCTGACTGTGTAGCAGCGTCCATAACTGGAAGCGCAGCCTCGATAGTATCAAGTCTACCATCTACTGTAGATGCGTCACCCTCAAGACCATATAACTTTGTGTCAATAGTTCTGAAAGCTGCGTTGAAGTCTACAAATGTAGGTCTGTCGCTACCAACAAACTGTGGAAATTCATAATGCTCTGTACCCTGTGCATAACTCATAACGTTCTCCTTTCTAAGCGGTTGACCGCTTAACCAACTGTAAGTTTTTCATATTGAGCCTCGGTAAGTCCAATACCGTTAGGGTCAATAACAACATCGCCTCTTGAAGTATTATACTTCAAGTACTGTTCATGTGTCAAATTGAGAGCCTCAAACTCTTCCTCTGTAAGATTAAGTGCAGCGAACTCTGTTTCTGTCATTGTTGCACATAACCATGTAACAACTTCAGCTATAGCCTGTTCATGTGTTTTACGTAAACCACTTATAGCACCAAATAACTTACATACCCCTAGAACTCTTGCACTCTCCAGAGCGTACTGCATTTGTGTAAATCTGTATGCAGCAAACTCTGTTTGCGTAAGACCTAATTCAGAAAACTCCTCTTCTGTGATACAACCATATGTTAATCTATCATAAACCAACATATTGTTATCATCAAATGTTAAGCGTATATCTGTTATAGGGTCACGCACGTCTGATGACAAATGTGTAATGATATACTCCATGCGTTCAATCAGACCATTAATATATTCCATAAGCTGAACCCTCATTTGGTTCATCTTTAGATTAAGCAAATACAACTTACCGTTATAGTCAACTCTAAGTGTATTAGCTACGTCATCAACATATAGCCTAAGATTATCTATCCTTGTAGATAAAATAACCATCTTGGCATCAGTTAATTCTTGCCAATTATTAATCTCCTCTAGGTTCTTGAGAATAAATGTAACATCACTTTTAAGTTTTGCTACAGTTGGCTCAAGTTTAGTCACCCTATTTTCTAGGTCGATAACTTCGTCTGAGAGACCGCTTAGTCTAGCAATCTCTGCCTTTAACTCTGCTACAACCTCGTCCCATGTAGCAACATACTTTTCGAGTTCACGAACATATTTTAGTATCTTACGTAGGTCGGATTTGTAATAATCGGCACTAGGAAACTCTTCAAAGCTAAAACCCATAGACTCTCCTTTCTAGCGGCTAACCGCTTAATAAACGAGTAAAAATAACTCTTTTCGCATTTGGTTTATTATCCAATTAAAGATATTGAACTGCGCTAGCTTACGTTCTTGTTCTATTAGTGTTTGATAGCTCGTCTCTCCGTCTTTACCCTCTAATTTCTCTCCTATGTGTTTGTCTGTATCAACGGTAGACTCAATGTCTGATGTTGTTTCTCCCTCATGATGAACGTCGTTATCTGTTCTAAGATTCTGTGTCTCTATGTCTTGTTCCTTTGGTTGATAGTTAGGTGAGTCATATGCACTAACTGTTTTCTCATTTGTATCTGTGCCTGTGTTAGTTTGGTCAGTATTAGTATCGTATGTGTCAGTGTTATCAATGTCACCAACAGAATGTCTGTGCTCGTCTTCGTTCTGTGTTCTCAATAAGTCCTTATTGTGTAATGGATTATACTCATAATACATTGTATCAAGTAGTTTACCAATGTTGTAATTGTACTTATTAAAGAATGACTCGAGGAGAATTTTAAATAAGTCACAATCAGTAGTTATTGGTCTACAAGCACCCAAATCCTTTAGGATAATCTTATTCATATTATCCCTATTTATTCTGTTATCTAGTGTATAATCCTGTAGTAGTAAGAATACGTCATCACTATCATTATCCATAGCATATATATCAAGAATATCAAGTAGGTTCATTATCCTCACCACCTTTCACGTCACTGGAGCGGTCAGCCGCTTTATCCATTTCATCGTAATAAGGAAAAGTTATCCTTAGTCCAGCGTTAGGAAACATTTTGTTTACGCGTTCGCAACAGTCATCTATGTTTTGTTTCCATAGTTTTATGTTAGCCTTGATTTCGATATTGTTAGCATTTACTTCATCAACTACCTGTCGCTCTCGTTTCGTTGTATTAGCTGTATTTATTCCAATGGCAGTTAAGAACTCATTCATTATCTGTACTTTTTCATTCTGTACAAGGTCTGCTATGAAATTCTCCTTGCCTTTGAAAACTGTTATATTAGAGCCAGATTCATTTTGTAATAGATTACCTAAGCTTTCATCAACATATACTGCTGGGTTACCCTCTGCTATCTCATCATACATTGCCTTGAATGACTCTGCAACTTGTTGTGATGATGCTTGGAAGATATATGGTAGTCTACTATTAAATAGATTAATATCTATAGCCGCATCACAGTTGGCTAACTTTTGAGCATATATAGTAATGATTGGTTGTAGACTTCTAAATCTAGAACCTTGTTTCTGTTGTAAGTAAACTAACTCACAATCAACACCAATAGTTCGTTCAAATGAACCAACAACAGGATTTGCTATAATTGCAGTTGTACCTCTGTTGAATACATTTACTCCTGTTACTCCACATTTCAGTGGTAATAACACACCGTTGTTATCTTCTGTTACTGTCATACAACCTTTGATAAGAACTGCCTCTCTGATATAATCTTTGTCCCATAGATTATCCTTATTGAAATCTATGTCTATTATAGAGAAAGCTGTTCTCTGTAGTTGTGTTTTATAATACTCTGTTCTAGCATTAAAAACACCTTTAACATCTGTAGGCTCTATTCCATATGCCTCATATAGAGCCTCGATACTTTTAAACTTCTTTGGCTTGTTTGCCATAATCGGCTCCTTTCTAAGCGGTCAGCCGCTTACTCTAGGTATACACCTGTATCCATAGCATTATTTATCATGTCACGAATACTATCCATAACACTACCGTTGAAAGAGAAACCTCTTGTTTCGCAGTAACCAGTTAATGTACCAATATTTAGAACTTTCATGCAAGGTCTACCATATAACTCTATAAAGTTATCCGGTTCCTCTGTTACTTCTGGTGTAAATATTTGTAACTTTATGTATGGACAATAGCTCCAACCATAGTTACCGGAAAGAGAACCCATCATTTTAGCAGACATTGTATTAGCCTTCATATATGCTGATACTTCTGACGCAAGTGTTGATGCTATACCTACACCAGCTACTACAGGATTTCCTGTCATTACTCCAGTTGCCGCAGTAGCTAAACTTACAGAGGCTTTTACACTCTCTGCTATGAAACCTTGAGCATTTTCGTTTGTTAAATAAGCTAATGGTATTCTTATACCGCACTCGCCGTGATATGTACCTATTATCTTTGCAGTATTATCGTTTACATTACCAGAGCCAACATAAACAATGTATGTTATTTTTTGTGTGTAAACGTTATACAATATCCCAAAGAACAATGAACCAGCATTTTGTAGTTCCTCTGAACTTATTTCTACATTGCCAACAAATGGTAGGAATAGATTACAATATGTATATGGACTAACTATTCTGAAGTCACTCCTATCTAAACCACTAAGTGGCAAAGCATCATTTATTGTAATACACTCACCTGTAGCATAATGAGCACTACGCTTAGAATGCCATTTACCTAAAATAACATCATCTGTATAGTCACCCATAGCTAATGAATTAGCAAATGGTACAAATGCTACATTAATAATACAGTTCTTGAGGTCATCAAATGATTGTTCAAGTGAACCAAAGAATGATTGTCCAGATTTTACTAAAGCTTGTATAAAGTACTGCCATTCAGCATTGGTAAATAGATAGTTTACTACACCGCACTTTGCTGCATCATCTTCATCTGAGGCAAATGTAGTTAATAACCACATTCCTGTCTCTTCTTCTGATATGTAGCTATCTAGTGACAGTCTCAATGATTTAGAAATCATCTTTCCAGTAGTAGATATTCTTGTATCAACTATAAACTCGTTATAGTTACTTGAAGAATACTTTACAAAAGCTGAATGTGTCATTATCTCTGCTTTAAAAGTACCTAGCACATCTAGTTCAAGTTCTATATAATGAGCACCGTTTATATCATATGCATCATCTATTACGAAGTAGTAATAACCCATAAACTTTGCATACACATATTTATTTGTATCTGCTACGAAGAATATAGGTCGTATTATGTTACATTTCTCTTTTAATTTTAAGTCCTTTGTGACGCTAACAGATATTGCACCTGGTGACTCGGGATTGTATGTTGAATTACTTCTTTTTTAAATTCTGTATAAAGTATAACTTCCATATCAATCCTTTCATTTATTTGGCGGCTAACCCCGACAGAGGTAAACATAGAGGTCAAGCGGTTAACCGCCAAGCCAAATTAATCCAATGTGAAGTAAATACCATTTTCTGACATATCGTTGAAGTAAAGGTTATCAACATGCCAATCGGTGTTATAGTATCTACCTTTTGAGTTGACAGGTGTTGTAAGAGCCTCTTCCTCTTTTCTGTATGTTCCAAGTGCATCTCTATCATGGATAAATGCAACAACATTAGAGCAAAGGAATTGGTCATCGTTCTCGTCAGTAACCATAATCTTATCAGCGTCCTGTGCTGACTGCCAATAAGGTACAGCTATACCAGAGGCAAGTTTCACATACTGGTCATGGAAAGCACCATAGAAAACATTTGTTTCAAGTGCAGTCATGAAGTCAACAAGGTAAACGAATCTCTGCATATCAAGTGGAGTATGACGCTGGAACTCGTCCTTATTGTAAAGTACTGACATTGTCTGCATCTTGAACGCGATGTTCTTAATTGTAGCAATGACCCAACGAGCAAACTTTTCGTCCATAAGACCGTCGAGACCGTCTGGAATATCCTCACTGAACTTCTCATTGTAGATAGATGTAAGCTTAATTCTCTGTTTACTCTGGTCTACATTGGCAATAAAGTTAGCCATTGTTAAACGTCCAAGGTCTTCCTGTCCTAACTCAATAGCGTTACGAACTTCTCCGTATACGGCTGTCTGGAAATTTCCCATAGCCTCAGCTGATGTAAAAGCTTCCTTGAGGGCTTTACGCTGAGTTGTAATTGAATAGTCAACAGGTGTCCTCTTTACAAATAACTTCTGATGTGCCTTAGGCTTATGTACCTTGTACATATCAATAGACTCACCATCTACCAAATCATAAGTAGGGTCTGCCTCAGCAGTAGGCATGTCTACTTTGATTTTCTGCATTATCTGACCCCATGCCATGTCACCAATTTCAAGAAGTGATAACTGAGATGTGTAAGGTCTATACGAGATAATTGTCTTACCTATTCTCTGAACCAATGTGTTAAGAAATGCCTCTGTGTTACTCGATGAAGATAATACACTATTTCCCAACGCAACAAGCGAATTAGTGTCACAGACATCAATGTCTGTAGAACCCATAGTCTCCGCAACAATCTCGTTTACTAAAGCGTAAATCTGAGTAGTTTCAAAAGCCATAATTACTCCTTTCTTGGCTTATAGCCAACCATGTCTAACAAGTTTTCTTCAAATGATTTTTCTGTATTAGTAGTTGCTCCTGCGCTAACCTTTACTAATAACTGTGCGTTAGACTTCTTTAGTTCATTGATAGATTTTTCTAGTTCGTCAATTCTTTTATCTTTTTCGGATAATAAATCCGCAAATGCGCTTAAATCATCGCTCTCGTTAGTACCACTATCTCCAACATTATTATCAGTGCCAGTATTGTTGCTCTCAGTCTGCTCTCCATCATCTTCCACCGCGAAAAATTGTAAATTGTACTTCATATCCTATCTCCTTATCTTATGAATACGCCAACACTATAGTCAGCGTTTATTGAATGTATAACATCTCTAAAGAATACTTGTCTGTATCCTAATCCTGTCACTACAACACAATCCTTTTTAACGTCAACTGATTTAACATTAGAAAGTATGTATGGTTGTACTGATTTGTCCCTAAACATTATTGTAACTGTATCACCCATATTATCTCCTTTGAATGTAGCGTAACCGCTCTAACTATCAACGTCATAGACTCAAGCTGAGCGGTTGACCGCTACTATTAAAACATGGTTGTTTGTGGTCAGCAAAGGGGCATCTCCTTCTGGGAGTTGACCTATCCCCGTATCACCATGTTTTAACCATTATAATATAACCTCATAATTGAGAAGTCTGTCAAAAGTTGCCAACGTAACATAATCATCAAAGTAGATGTTACCTAGTGCTCTTAGTATTCTATACCTCGGTGAGAATAATGCTTGTAGTCTACCTAGTTCTCTCTCTGGTATGACTACTGCGCAAGGTACTTTACTCATAGCAACATAGTAATGTTCTTTGTTTGAAAAGAATACATAATCACCATAACTAAACTCTGTTTTATATGACTTTATGTTTACATTCTTTTTAACAAACTCTATATCTGCTCCTCTGAATTTTGTATCAAGTGCATCTGTTACAAAGTCATCATTTGCTAACTTGTATAGTACTGTTTCTTCCTTTAATTCAGAAACTTTTGTTCGTGGTATAATTTCGATGTACAACATTTTCTCTGGGACGGTTAACCGCCTCTGTTTGTTCATCAACATCTTACCTATTAAAGAGGTAGCACCTAGTTCTAATAGAATAGGATTTGCTAAATCTATACCGTTAGCACACATGATTAACTCTACAGGTTTTTCACCCATCAACTCTCTGTTACGATTTATTGTTTCGTAAAGGTTTAGGAGTGCTTGTCCCTCTCCCTTGATTTTTCGTTTTTGTTTCTCCGGTATGAATTCTTCAAAGAATATTCTATCCACATCGGAGAAATCCTGAGAACGCATACTTGCAAATGTTGACAATGCAACTCCATAACCTATTACTTTAGCTTCGTCATCTTTAGCGATACCGAAACCATTAAACTTAGAAATCTGAAAGGGGTGTATGTTATAACCCTTATCTTTATTAAGTTTCTTATACGGATTACCATAATCAGTGGAACATGAATCAATTTCTGTTCCCTCACGTCTCACATACATGAATTTACTGTCCTCGCTAGATGACTCTTGCATATAGTCGAGGACACTATATGTTTTACCACAACCTCGTGGACCGATTATAATCTTAACTGGCATAGTGCTCTTACATTTACGAATGTCGTAGAAAATACTAGTGTCCATAGTGTCCTCTCTTTCTTAAACAAGTTGTAGCTGGATATAGTCTCTACCCTGTCCAGATGTTCTATGAACTACCTTAATAGTAAGTTCCTTTTCCCCATCATCGAACATATCAGCTAATGCCTCTAACTGCTGGATAGCTGATGCAGATACAGTTGAATAGAGTTCTCCGCCCTTTGACTTGATTGTTGCGGTATTAGTAACCACCCCATCTTTATCCGGTTTTTCGGATAACTCAACTCCCACTACTGTGATAGCCTCTGTTGCCTCTGATAACTTTCCGCTAGCTGCTGAATTAAAACTGTCCTTTGCTGTAAAATCTCCATGTCTCATAATCTTTGTACTCCTTTGCTTTGTGTTAGTTTATTGTTACATATAATCGGCGGTTAGCCGCTATGCCTTTAGTAAGTCTTCCATTGAATTAATCAATAGCTGAGCAAACTCTTTTAGTGTGTTAGAATCTGTTTCGTAGTTACATCTAACCATATCGTCTATTATTTCTTTACTTCCCTCATTTTGCAGTATTGCCTCTATAATTGTCATCAAATCTACTGCCAATTCTGCTGATGAACCAGCTCCTATTGCGTGTGCTTTATCTGAAAATATCATTAGTAAATTTCCCCCATTGCTATATTTTGTAATAAATCCTCGTAGTCCTCAGCTAGTGTAAACTGATATGTTGTATCAGAAATTACTAGATTAGAACCCACTCTTATTTCTTCACCATCAACTAGTATTGTACGAACATCTGTCCAGTCATTGTAAGTTGCAGTTGTTCTGCCACTCCAACCACATGGTACGATAGTTCCTTGCTTGAAAGCATCTATTCCTTTTGCACCATTCTCTTTGAAACATCTGTCTGATACTAGATAGTCGCGCGCAACCGATTTTGATAGACCAGCTACTGTTATTATGAAGTCTCCGTTAGGTTTAACAAAACAATACTTCTTTGCTCCCATTGACTTGAATGACTTGTAGTCTCCGTCCGGTTCCCATATTCCTAATGTGTATGTTTTACCTTTGTATTCTACTGAGCAATCAAGTCCACACTCTTCTATCTCAGATAATATTTCTTCGTTTAGCTTATCAAAGATTGAGCGGTTGACCGCTTTGTCAAAGAATTTGGCTGAATCTGTATCGCAGTATACCATCTCATCTCCTAGTGCCTGTATTGCTTTCTGTAGTCTGTTTCTACAATGTGCAGTAACCCATACACCATGTTGATATGATAGGAAGTTTCTTCTTGATGAATAATACTTATCTAGTTGTACTGAGTAGTCATCTGTCTTGTCTAACGTAAACGGTTCTGTAGAACCCTCGTGGTATGTTACACTGTCTTGACAGATGTCTGTTAGCATACAACCAAAGTTAGCATTAAATTTATTCTTTTTCTTCATATAGAAGTAAGGGTCTTTGTCTTTTAATATAGTCTTTTCTTTATATTGTCGTAAGATAGACTTACGCAATTCCATAGGCAAATAATCATACTCAGCGACCCAACATTCTCTTACTTCTATTGACTCCCAATGGTATGTATCACGAATAATCTTGTAGTCAATGTCGGTTATTACCATTGATATTCTCTCCCCAGATAACACTCGACCATTGTCTCCTACAATATCTCTTATCTGTGTACAATGCGCTTTTGCTATATATGGTACTGTTGAGATAGAGTCTATCATTATATTGTTGAATGATATATCTATTATGCACGCAAAGTTATCAACATACTCCTCAAATCTATCTGCGTACCTTAGTGGTAGGAATTTACTCATAGGGAATTTACATTGCACCATTACTGCTGGGTATGCTGATGACATATCCATAGATGTTAAATCTTCTAACTCCATTGTTGAGTAAATTGGATTACAGTGAGTATTACCACCTCTACGTGCAGTTCTCAGTAGTCCATATGTATCTTGATATAGTCTAGTTGCTAAGAAATTCTGTCTATTTTCGGGGTTGACCGCTAGGTCATTCCTCAAGTCATTTCTGACATATCCTGTTGACGTAAGTGGTATATTGGCTATGTTATAGTCGTCGTGGATTATAGTGTATTCCATAGCCTCATATAAACCCGCTACGTCATTAAAAATGTAGTCTAACTCACTTGGTGATAGATATGTCTTTGGTGTTCTTAGTTGTGAATAGTCAAAGTCTGCTCCGGATAGCTTACCATGTACAATGTCTGGTATTGATGATGTGAATCGTTGTAAACTCATATTTGTAAGTTTGTATGAACAACGATACTCTATTCCATTGGACAAGCACTTAACTACCTTACGTTTTGATGTTGCAAACACTTCTGTTATGTGCATGAAGTCACGCATAAACTGAAATTCATACGGTAGATTATGAATGTAGCAAACCAATCTGTTTGTGTCTGTTAGTCCAAGTTCGTCTGCTAAATTCTGTATGAATGAGTTATATTGCTCCCATGTTCTCATTAGTATACATTTGTGTGCGATGTATACTGCTATTGAATATGTAAAAGCAATAGGTTGAGCGGTTGACCGCCCAATTGTTGAGGTCTCAATGTCCATTGTGAAGAAGTCTCCATAGTATGAACGTCTCTTACCTCTATACGTGTCATAATCACGCATATACATTAAAATCTGTTGATATGTTCTGCTAGTTAAGTCATCGTACTCTATTACAGTTTCTCCTAGTTCAGTTAGTCTCATATTATCCCCTCATTTCTTGTAAAAGTCTATCGTACATTATCTCTCCGGACGCATAGCGATTAATCTGTAACTGTACTTCTGCGTCTGTCATTCCAGACTCATATGCTGAATCAATAGCTTCCATCAACTCGTAGCGTACTGTACCGGTAAATCTTAATCCATCGTTTCCTAGTGCTCTCGTAATCCTATTTAATCTCTCTCGGTCTGTTGGTATGTTGTATCCTAATCTATTCAGCATCTCTATACCTTTAAGTTGTGCCTTACGAGCAGCTTTTGCGCCACGTACTGTGTGAGTGGGTGAGGCAAGGAACTTGTGTAATTCTAATGCTTGCTTAATCAGTTCCTGTTCATCACGTTTTGCTACCGCTTGTGGAAATTTAATAGACTGGTATTCGGTCTGTAGGAATGTCATAGCACGTCCGTATGCGTACTCTGTTATTCCAGACTTTTCAAGGGCACGGAGTGCCTTGTTGGCTACTCCGCTCTCCTCATATATGTAGTTTTTAAGTTCTCGTATTGAGTCCACGTCTGCACGACGCGCTCCCATTATCATTCTGCTAAATTTATCCATTCAATTATACCTCTTATTGTTGCCTCTACTCCAGCATAGAAATCCTCTAGTATCCAATTATCTTCATCTAATTTTAGGATTTCTTTTAATTCTTTATCTGTTTTTGTTTCAAGTTGTTCTAACATTTCTTTAATCTGTTCCATTCGGATACTTTGTATTCTAAGCCATCTATGGAACGCATTACATATAATTCCAATAATGTAGTCAATATTGTCTTCGTCCCATCGTAAAGCCCATTTCTCTCTGTAACCATGTCCTACACGCTGACCTACAGTGTATATTGTTAGTTTCCATCTACCATCTTTGTAGCATCTTTGGTATACTTTGTAATCGTATTCTGTCTCTATGTTATGACGTATAGCTTTTTCTACTGATGTCTTAAATTTGTCTACATTTATACCAAATCTAACACCCTCTTCTTTGGTTACCCAGTATTCTCTTTCCATAATCTATTCCTCATTAGCGGTTAACCGCTCCATGTCATCTAATGTTTTTGTCTCTAAAATCTCAAGCGCCTCGATACTTTGTTCTAATAAGAATGAAATCTCACCCATCTTTGCTTGAGCATTGCGCCACATAAATAGTAGAAGTTTAGCAAGGAAGTCTGTATCATTGTTTAATCTACTTAGTCTAATCCCGTAAATTGAACTTTCTTTTAACTCATGGAAATCTCCTTTTGCCTCATATTCATCTGCTAGATGTGATATGTACATTCCTGTGTCAGATGGAACGCCTAGTAGCTCTGAAATCTCACTTAGTGAGTCAAGGAAATTATTGTAATCTCCTATCCTTTGCCTAATCTCATCTAGGCTTAATCTCTTTTCGTTCATAGTTGAACTCCTTTCTTTACTTTAGTGTAGTTTAGTTATAAGCGGTTGACCGCTCAGCTGGTTAGTGCCAGCTAATAAAGGTTAGTTAGATATAGCTAGCCCTTGTTAGTTGACACTGATTTGTGTTCATCAAACTAATTGTGTGCAATTTGATTGTGCATTAAATTATCTGACTCATTAGCTTATTGTAACAATTGTTTACACAACTCATTAATAGTTACATTTAGTTTAGATTGCGTATTATGTTACTTGTTATTGTCTCTTGCTAGCTTGCAAGCCTTTTCGAGTTCCTTGAACTGTTCTTTAAACCACTTGCCAAAGTCCTTAGTATCTGCCTTTGTGTATGCAAGTGCGATAAAGTCTCTACAGATTGTCAACTCGTCAGCGACTGCCTTATATTCAGGTTGCGCTTTAATTTCAGATACTTTGATTGTCTCTTTATCTCGTTCCTTGCCAGTGTCCTTTGTAGTGTCTTTAGTGTTTTCCTTTGTAGTGTCTTTAGACTCAATACCCTTTAGGCGGTTGTTAATTTCCTTTAGGATTGTACCGCTTGTATATGGTGTGATACCATTAGCCTCTACAAAGTCATCAAAGTTAGCTTTAGTGCCTTTTTTAGCTACAATGCCACGGCTAATAATTTCAAGGTTAGATAGCTTGTACTTAGAGTACTTTGTGTCCACTGTGTATGTTCCGTCCTCTAACTGTGTACCATAGAAGTGTATTACTTTTGCATAGTCGTTAAGCTGACGTTCACTGAGTTCAAGCCCTAGTTCCTCACGGGCAAAGTCGCTCATGTTAGCATAGCGGAAGTTGTCTTCCTTATCGTCTGAGACATATTCAAGGACTTTGCGTTCACTCATCTCAGTATAGATACGTGCTAAGTCCATGGCACTTGAATTGACTGTTTCTACAATGTTGCGCGCCTCTTTACGGTATGTTTCGTATACCTCTTTAGATACTGCTTTAGTAGTCTCGATAGATACCTTGTTGTTAGTATCTGCCTGTGTTGTAGCCTTTACTTCATTAATAGTCTGATTTACATTGTTTTTCATGTTTACCTCTTTTCCTAAGCGGTTGACCGCTCAAATTAAATTGTCGGAGTTGTGTAAACAATTCAAACAATAAGCTAAATTGTCAGATAATTCACACATTGCCCTAATTGGTGCGTTAATGTGTCACTTCGCCTTAGGTGCGAACGTGTGTGCGTTATGCGGTTGTCAAGTTGCGGTGTAGCTATCTCAGCTACGCTGATATG